AACAAATTAGTATGCCAAGACACAGCAAACAGCCCATATTGTGCAAGTACAACAAATGCGGCTAACATAGCAAAAGGTATGAAGATTGCGCCCGCATTTAACGGTTATTCATTGCCTAAAAACCCACAAACATTGAAAGTCTTACATGTAGGAAATAGCTTTGCAGACCAACCAATATCAAAGTTGCAAATGTGGTTTGACGCTATGGGGATTGAAAATGTAATATATTGCATTGTAATGAGGGCAGGTGGAAGTTTATACCAACATTATAATAGTATTATAAATAATGAGCCATACGACGAAAATTCAGCGTTTAGAATATATAAAAAAATAAACGGCGAAACAACGTATATAGGTAATGCAGACCCGACAGATAAAAGCGGAAATACGACAACAAGTAACCAAATAAAATTATCCGATTGCTTACAATTTACGGATTGGGATGTGATAACTTTTCAACAAGCAAGTTTTGTAAGTGGTAAATGGGAAACAATTGAACCTTATTTGCCGACATTGATAAAATATGCAAGGTATTATTGTCCAAATAGCGGGGTTAAAATCGGATGGCAAATGACATGGGCATACGCAAAAGGATATACGGGTTTATCAAGTTATAACAATTCACAGACAGAAATGTATAATGGTATAATACAATGTGCAAAAAATGTATGTTCATATTATGATATTGACTTAATTGTCCCAAACGGCGTGGTTGTGCAAAATTTAAGGAATGTAGATGTTGCATTTTGGGGAGAATATTTAAATCAATTCAGAGGCGCAGAATTTTGGAGTTCGGAAACACCAAATGCAGACTTTACGGATGATGGTTTACACCCAAATGATATTGCAGAATATTGTACGGCGGCGGCTTTTGTAATGATGATATATGGAGCATGTTATAATAAGTCAATACGTGGTATAGATGCAGTATTAGGCATAATAAGCGGAAATTATGCAAAGGTTGCAAGGCAATGTGTGTTGAAGGCAGTAGGCGAAAGATTTAATACAAGTGCAATTGACACAACAAATATATTGGAATAATGGAAAGAATTATGAATTGGGAACAATGGCGTATTATTGCCATTTCCACGGTTAGCCCGTTATTTGGGTATTTAACCCCGACAAAGGGTTTTATTTATGCGTTAGTAGTAATGTTTGCGTTCAATATTTGGGCGGGAATGAGGGCGGACGGCGTGGCGATTGTGCGATGCAAAAACTTTTCGTTCCGGAAGTTTAAAAACGCATTGTGCGAATTTCTGTTGTATCTGTTTATCGCGGAGACGATTTTTGTAATAATGAAAAATTGCGGCGATGAAAATGCGGCGGTTATCGTGGTAAAATCACTAACATACGTGTTTATGTATGTGTATTTGCAAAATGCGTTCCGCAATCTGATTATTGCGTACCCCCGGAATTTGGCGTTACGTATTATTTACCATGTTATCCGTTTGGAGTTTACAAGGGCTTTGCCGTCGCATTTGCAACCGATAATTGACAGATTGGAAAAAGAATTTGGGAACGACCCCGACAAAAACAATAAAAAGAAAGGAGAAAACGAAAATGAGTAAATAAATAATTATATTTGCAACGGGGATAGGCGGAGTAATTAACCGGCCGAAAGGGCAAGCCAACAGCCCGTCCCCGTTTCTTATTTGTTGGCAGTTCTTAAAAGTTGGCAATTATAGAAAATGAGATTTGGAAAGATATTCCCGGATATGCAGGGATATATCAAGTTAGTAATTATGGGCGTGTAAAGTCTTTGCCTAAAAGTTATATTATTTGTAACAAGTATGTTGTTACAGCAAAAGAAAAAGTGTTGAAACAACGTAAAGTAAAAGGTTATAAAATTATAGAATTAAATCATAAAGGAATTGCAAGGCGTTTCCCGGTTCATGTATTAGTTGCAAAAATGTTTATACCAAATCCAAACAATTATCCCGAAATAGACCATATAGACACGGATAGGGCAAATAATAAATTTTCAAATTTGCGTTGGTGTACACATTCTATGAACATGAATAACCCAATTACAAAGGAAAAAATACGTAATATACCAAGAATAAAAGGGAAAGAAAATCCATTGTTTGAGGGGAAAAGCCCGGACGCAAAAGCAGTAATTCAATATGACATGAAAAATAACATTGTGGCTAAATATAACAGCGTACACCAAGCAGCAAGAAAAAACGATTTTAGTTATAGTTGTATTGCAAGGGTATGCAGAGGCGAAAGAAAAACATATAAAAAATTTAAATGGAGTTATGAAACAGAAAGTAATTATTCTTGATGGAGGTCACGGCGTGGATTGTGCCGGGAAACGTTCCCCTATTTGGGGGGACGGTTCCCAATTGTTTGAATGGGAGTTTAACCGTGATATTGTACGCCGTATTGCGGCGATGTTGAAAGCGGAGGGAATAAAGTTTGAAATTTTGGTACCGGAGGACAACGACGTATCATTACCGGAACGTTGCCGACGTGCAAACGTTATCCATGCAGATTGCGGCAACAACGCCGTTTTGTTTAGCGTTCACGGGAACGCCGGAGGCGGCACCGGGTGGGAATGTTATACAAGCGTAGGACAAACGAAAGCGGATGCAATCGCAACCGTTCTTTGTAAGGAGGCGGAAAAAGAGTTTGCCCCGGATGGTTGGAAAATGCGTTTTGATTATGTGGACGGCGACCCGGACAAAGAAAGCCAATTTTATATTCTGAAACATACTGTTTGCCCGGCGGTATTATCTGAAAATTTCTTTTTTGATAATGAAAAGGATTGCCGTTTTATGATGAGCGACGACGGAAAAGAAAGGATTGCAAAGGTACATTTTGAAGCAATAAAGAAAATTGTATGAAAAAGTATTTGATTTGGGCGGCAATTGCGATGGTAGTTGCCGCCGTTGCAACAATATGGGTGCAACGAACGAAAATTGAAAAATTGACGGACGAACGGAACAGATACCGGGGAAATACAGAAACATTGTTGCAGGACGTCGAAACGTACAAAACAAAGGATAGTTTGAACGCCGCCAAAGTTGGAGTTTTGGAACTGAAATTGTCGGAGTTTGAAAGATACCGGGCGAGCGATGCAGAATTAATAAAAAACCTGCAAACAAAGAACCGGGAATTGGAGGCGGTAACAACGGCGCAAATGGAAACAATAACCCAGTTACGGGGAACCGTCCGGGATAGTATTGTTTATTTACCCGGAGATACAACAAAAACGGTTCTGAAATGCGTTGATATTTCCGACCCGTGGTTTTCCTTAAACGGAATCACGACACCGGACGGAACGTTTTCCGGGACGTTTGTAAACCGTGACAGCATTTTAATTGTTGCGACCGTACAATATAAAAGGTTTCTTAATTTCCTTTGGAAAACAAACAAAGTAAAGAACCGGGAAATTGACATTATCAGCAAAAACCCACATACAAAAATTATCGGGGTTGAATATATTGAAATTGAAAAATGATTATCTTTGTATCGCAATAAATACTTTTATCCATAGAAAATAAAAAAAATATTGTTTTGCAGGATTAAGCCGGGTTTTTCCCGGCTTTTTTAGTTTTGCCCATTTTTAGCCCCGTAGCGGGCTTTTCTTTCCCGAATGGATAAATTACACATTTCGCCCGAAAAAGTGGCTTAAATCGAAAATTCGACCAAAATAACTATCTTTTGAACCAAAAACAGAATTTTTTGCCATTTTCCGATAAAATAAAAAGAAATTCTTTTGGTAATTAAAATAAAGGTTGTATATTTGCATTGTCAAACAACAACGACGGGGCGTTTACCCCGAACAATTAAAAGAAAATCAAAATGGCAACAACAATTTACAACGGTTTATTATACACAACAAAAGAAATTAATCGCAATTTCCGCATTAAAATCAACGGTATTGTTGACGGTAAAAAGGTTAACAAGTTGGTAGGCGTTAAAGGATTGATTGAATTGATTGGCGTTGAAATGGCTAATAAGATGTTGCGCCGTGCATTTAATGGCACCGATGATAAAACCGTTTGCAAATTGCGCAGAGGAATAAAGATAAGTTTATATGTTAAATAATATCCGACCGGGCGGGTTCCCGGAACCAAATACAAATTCGTATGAGTTCAGAAAAAAGAAACAAGTTAAGCGAGATTTTCAAATTGGCGTGGCAGTTCGTAAAACGCAATGGTTATAAACTTTCAGAGGCTTTAAAATGTGCATGGTTGAACATTAAGTTGAAAGCCGAAATGAAAAAACGAATTGTAAAATTCTACTTTCAGAAAA